CCAATCGCCTAAGAATATACAAGTTTCGCAATCTCTTTTCTTTGCGTCCTCTATAAACCAATCAACGAAATCTAAGCAATCTTCATTGTGCTGTTTTGCGTTGTTCTTTAGACCCCAATGGATATCTGTAAAACAAGCGGCCTTTTTGAATAAGTTATTAGTCATTGTCGGCATAAATCTCTTTAATGGTTTCTGTTGGAATAGCATCGTCTGTAATTTTTGTTTTGACGACTTTCTGCCAACGCTCCTGAGATTTCATTTCGTGTGCCAGTTGTCTTGTCCAACTTGGCGCCTGTCCTGCTTTTTCGAGCAAGTCATCACGTATGCCTTGATTTTTCTTTTCTATGTTAAGTACACGAGTGAATGAATTGTTTACTACTGTTGTGTAGTAAGCAAAGGGATTATCACTCTTGTCTTCGTTAAATTGTAATCCAATTTGTGCTAATTGTAATAATGCTTGTCCACGCATTTCATCAATATATGTATATCCACGCCAGTTAGACCTTTGAGAATAGCGTTCTACTAACTTAATATACATTGTCGCCAAAATAGCAGTAATCTTACCAGCACTCAAATCAAATTCTTTATTTTTGTTGAAGTGTGAAATACCAACTTCGTTAAGTTTTCCATCTACATATGTGTAATGGGTGAATGCTGGAAATGGTAATTTTACTTTGTGGTCCGCAACAGTTTTAGGATTGGCTTTACGTCCGGGTTCGTCAGGTATATGGTCAAAACCCATTATACGAAACACAATTTCGTCTTCAGTGAAAGAATTAGGGTCGATTTCAAAGTCAACTTGTTTTTTCTTTTTATCTGTATTTGCGTCCCAAGCCAATTTTTGTAGGCGTTTTGCTTTGTTTTGTCTTGCCTGTTCTACTGCATCTGGTATTTCTTTAGTTTCATAAAGAATAATGTCATGTTGGTGGTGCATATCTCTGTCTTCAAACCAACAATAGTTTGACTTAGAAATATGTATCTGTTTCAACATATCCTTGTTATTTAAGTAGTTTTGTCGTCTTGCCATAGTCTATTCTCCTAATGTTAGACCTATTATAACACATAAAAGTTGCACTTGTCAAGTGGTATAATGCTATATATAGCAAAATTGTATATCTGGCGTAATATACGCATATAATACAACGATAAATACTGTTATAATGATTTAGGAGTAATGTTATGGCAACCCCATATTATACAAAACAACCAGTGTTCTTAGAAGACCCTAGTGGTCGATTTGATAATATTTTGAATCGAAACCACCAGAGAACAGGATATGCTGATTCTACATCGACAAGATTAAACTTTCCGTTTACTCCTACGATTTCAGTGATTCAAAGTACAAACTACAATCAGTATGACTTATCGCATACTAATTTTCAACAACGTGCGTTTGATAGTCATACAAATATGGAACTTAATATTACAGCCCCAATGATTGTAAGAAGTACTGAAGAAGCAGAATATGTATATAAAGCGGCATTATGGATTAGAAGTACAATGAAAATGTCATGGGCATCAGATGATAAACCTGGAATGCCACCTCCAATTTTAAGATTTAGTTCTTACAATCTATATAAGAATGTTCCATGTGTGATTCGAGACTTTACTTGGAATTTAGATTCAGATATAGACTACGTTGAGGCAAATATTGATGGTGACCCTATTCGAGTGCCAGTGGCAAACAACTTTGTATTGTCATTATCTACTACATATTCTCCAAAAGATGTTAGAGATAATTTTAGTGTTAAAGAATATCTTAAGGGAAACTTAAAGGACAAAGGCTATGTATAAGAAAACTTCACCATGGAATAGAACTACAATTATCAAAGATACAGTCTTAGATATAATGAAAAAGAGATTTATATTCAAAGACCCGTATGATGAGGATTATACGATACCACAAGAATTCGATGAAAGACCAGACCTTTGTAGTTACAATATGTATGGCAGTTCTAAGTATTGGTGGATATTCGCACATAGAAATCCTGATATCATGGCTGACCCAATTAGAGACTTTTCTGCTGGAAAAGTTATTAAACTTCCGAGTCTTGAAAATATTAATAGAATGGTATAAACAATGGATAATACAAAAGCGAGTACTCTACAAGATATCGTAGATGCGACAGAATTTATCTCAAATCCTTTAGACCAATATACGTCATATACTTACAACCTAGAGTGGTTTGTAGTTGACCGTGAAACTGATAGAAGATTTCAACAATTCGAAGGCTTTAATATTGAAGGGATTTCTAATAACGAATGGCCGTCGGTAGATGATAATTATATCACTATAGCAAAGACTGGTGCCTCAACAGAATTTAACATAACAGACTTATCTGTAGAATCAACACATGCCGGTAATGCGACAAATAGCAAAATAGCAGGCACCGCCGTATCTTTAAGTTTTAGTATTACACAGGTCGGTGAAACTAGTCTAGTTGATAATTTACATAATGCAATCGCTTTATCTGGATTCTATTCAATACCACAAACAACATTTTATATTAAAATTAATTTTGTTGGCTATGATGAATCTGGAAAAGAATTTCAAATAGAAAACTCAACAAAAGTTATACCCTTTGTTATTTCACAATATACTGGACTATCTACATCAACCGATGCAAGAGGAACATCTACAGTAATTGAAGGTATTATTCCTCCAGATAAAACAGTGATGGACTTAGACGTTAGTATGACTGAAGATAATTTCTCATATGAAATAAGACCGACATTACAAGAAACTGTAGAACACTTTGTAGATAGATTGAATGAATCTGTTAAGAAGGCACATCCAACTTTACCAGAAAGACTTCAACATACTTATTCAGTTTCGTTTTCAGATGAGTTTAAAGATTTCGCTTCGGGTTCATCAATTGATGGAGATATTGCCCATGGTTCTCAAAATATGGAAACAGGAACAACGACAAACACCGGCAAAAATATAGGACAGGTATTGCCCGGCAAAGACATATATTCAATTTTATTAGAAATATGTTTTAACTCAAAAATTATTAAAGAAGAATTAACAAAATCATCTGAGAGTTGGAGTAAATTATTTAAAATTACTCCATGGATTGTCACAAAAGAAAATGGATATAATCCGATAAAAGGAACAGACGCATACGAGATTGAGTATCATTTTCATTGGGAGAAAGAACCAATTGTTCAAAATGGAATAGACCAAGTTAATAAGATAAAAAATGTTAGAGCGGTGATACAAGAGTATTTTGATGACCTACATGTGGGCAAAAAGTATGATTACCAATTTACTGGAAAGAACGACCAAGTGATAGATTTTAATGTTTCATTAGATGCTGACCTTGCCAAAACATATAGTGTGCCATCTGATTATTATGCATTTGAAAATTTTCTGTTACCAGACGGAGTTGAAGGCAGTATAATCTTAGACGAATACAAAAAAATTATCGATGAAGAAGAAGCAAATCTAGTAGAACTATTAAAACTTAAAGATGAATCCCAAGACCAACTAACAAACTTAAGAAACAAGAAATTAAAAACACAAGATGGTTATAGAGCAGAAATCATACAGGCTTTAGTTGCACGTGATGGTGGATCCACGCCGGCGGATGTTGCTGATATGTATGCTGGAAGAAGTTTAGTAGAGTTGATGGTGGCAACTGGTGAGATTGGAGCAGATGGCAACTTTACCTCTGATATTTCTAAAGAATTAAACTATTCTCATATGAAAGAAAATATATCAAAACTTGATAAGAGTATAGCAACAGTCCGTGGTTCTAATCAACTCAATACGAATCAAGCGAGATTGTCACAAGAAAATGTAGATAATCTTATACAAGATGCTCTTGCTGATAAGGTAAGTAGTGCCTTTAATCATCAGTGGAAGGCTAATCAAAATGTATATGACGATATAATCTTTAAAGATAACACAGATGTTAATGCAATTAATAATGCTAATAGAATTATATTAATAGAAGATTTGGATAACGATATTGTAAGCAGAATGTCAAATGAACAATTTGAAATTATGTTAAAAGCACAGGCAAGTAATCCTATTGTGTTTAAAAGACTAGTGAGAACATTAGGTGACGAAGAATTATACACAATTAAGCCAACGGATCCAGAACATTTGTATCTTGCAAGAGAGAAATATTATGAATCAAAACAGTTTAATATAAGTATGGTTCGAGCAAATATGACTATCAAGGGAGACCCCTATTGGTTAGAAGGTTATATGCCACCACAAATGAAACTAAAAGAGTTTGGAATCACAGGTGGCCGACCAGGACTAAATGCAATGACTACTATAAATGGTGGAAATGGACTTGTTTTAATATCAAATGTAGCAGACGGAGTAGATGCATATGAAAATGTTATTACTAGAAATCTTATAACAAGTCTGTACTTAGTAAGAACTATTACTAGTAATTTTCAAAGTGGTATTTTCACTCAAACATTGAGTATGATAAAGAAGACAGAAGCAGAATATCTTAATCCAGAAACTGGAGTTGTAGGAGATGTAGAAAACTTAATCGCATTAGATGAACCTACGGCGACTAATCCAGACTTATCACCAATTCCACCTGGATTAGATGAAATTGAACCACGACCTATCTTCGCTAAGCCACCCGATACACGTTCTTGGATAGAAAGAGTATTCAACAAAACACTTGATGAAAAAATGCAATGGACTATCGATAGTGCAGAGACAAAAACAGATGATTGGAATGACGTGCTTTCTGTAAATCCTAATAACCTAACTGGTGTTTTAGGACAACATGTAGCACCTGGACTGGATAATGCGGCTAGAAGAAACCAGGCGTTATTCTGGTTAGAAGATACAAAAGATTTGCGTATCGCATGTAAAGAGGGCTCTTCTGATAGTTGTAAAGCAGTGGTTGAACAAGAAAAAGCATTACTCGGTCACCTTGGTCTTACATTAGATGATAAAGGAAAACCGGCAACCATAACAGCAGTAAACACATACTTCAATGATATTATTGCAGACCCATCTACAAATACAGATTTTATCTTATCACCACAAGAAGTAGCGGCATATCAAATTGCTGTAGGTGGTGAACTATCTATCACTGGACATGACCCCGATGATATACAAGAACTAGTTGTAGATGCGACAGGAGAAAGAACACCAACAATCATTATACAAGAAGTGAATAATGGAACATACGGAGAATCTACATTTAGAAATGCAGACAATCAAATACTAGATGGCTCTAACACAGATGCACTTTTTAACGCAGGAATTCCCGATACAATAATTAATCTTCCAACTTATACATGGAACGAAAAATTGTATAGAGACCAAATATATTATCCAAATGCTAATAATGACTGGAAGAACACTCATTGGTTTGAAGAAAGTGTTGATGCCGTTGTTACTGAAGAAAAGGTATTTAATCCTAATACAAGAAGACTTGAAGTTAAAAAGATTGAAGCAGATACATTGACAATTTCAGAAACAAGTGATGTGAATATGTTAGGTGAACAAATAAACAATATACTAACAGGTGAGAACCTATCAGCAGAAGACTTGGCTAGAGAAGAGGCTTGGTATGACAGTACAGTTAAAGCGATAGATGAAAATATTAAAAACGAAGAAATTGTAGTATCAGATGACGTGAGAAGAGCAATGAATTTCAGAGCGGCGGCAAAAATCAGACAGTCAGTAATACTAGATTCTCTTTCAGAAGAAGACTATGAAACAGTTGCGGCTGCCGCAGGAGCAATTAATAGTATAAATGAAAATTCACAAACAGGACATAGAGGAGATATTACAAACTCTGTAAATGTTAAAAAAACTGAAACAAAATTAAAGAAACTATCTACTGAATCTACAGAATTAAATGCGAATCTTGACGGTTATTACTTTGATGGTGTATTAAGAGAAGCACATAAAAAAGAACTAGAAAGGGTTGAAACAGAAACAGCAATAAATGAACTTTCGTTACCAGGAGAAAAACTTACCAGTGTAGCAGTTGTAAATGGTGAGGTTATACAAATAAAAAATCCAGTCGTACCGATAGACACCGAAGAAGTGCCCATACTAGTAAAAACAGCAACTAACACCCGTGATATTATATTACCTGGAAGTTTAAAAGACAAACTTGAAGGTGCAGGCGTAGGTTGGGAATACGCAATGGCTAATCCGGATAAAGTTGCACAATATGATGAAGCACGAAAAATTTATAAATCAGTGGTAGATTGGGAAAATGGACCTAAAGTTGAGGTAGAAGATGATGATGGAATTATGCACACGGTTATAGATTATAATAATATAGCACCAATAATATACACAGACGCAAATGGAGTACAACAGACGATTAGTGACCCTAGTACCTTCTTTGGTGTATATACAATGACATATAATGATATGAACCCAATGTATCTAGGAGACTACGATACTATAAAAGGAAAAATTGCAGATTTATTTCCAGATATTAAATCTGGTCAAAAAAGTCAAAACGTAGACGGCAAACTAAACACAACTAGTGGCGCACTTGAGATAAGTATTACTGCCGATAAATTTTATATAGACGCAACAACGCCATAAGGAGAATAATATGCTTAATAGAGGCAACGCATTTGCAAATACAATTAATAAAGAACGTAAAACGATTGGTTCTCCTATATCTAAGACAGTTGGAAGAGGAGTATTCAAAGCAAAGACTGTTTTTAATAATCCAAAGACTGGTGAAAAATATATTGACCCACAGGGAAGAGGTAGATTAGCCGCATATATTCCATCATTAAATGGCGACCCATTTGACCCATATTTCTTTGAATATGCTAGTCCATTTGGTGGCGCTGGAGCAGGCGGTAGTTATGGATTTTTTGGAGCACCCGTTGATGAGGGTGTAACTATTCTTGTCACTTTTGCTGATAATGGCAAAGAAGGTTATTGGTTTGCAGTAGCACAAGAGATTCCAGATGTAGTTAGTGGTGGTTCATCGGGCAAAGCGAAAGTTACAGGCGACGGACAAGGCGAAGGACTATATAAAGATATTCATGCAAGTAAAGATACACCAGTCACCAGAGGAGATGCATCTGTTCTTTCGGTTAACGAAAGAGATAACAGTGTAAGAAACAAAGTATTAGCAAATCAAGGAACTTATTCTGACCCTCTAAGAGGACCATCTACTGCATCGCCAACACGAGATGCTGGATATTCTATTCCACAACAAAATAAAGTTACTGGATTTAAAACTCCAAGTGGTTGTGCAATATCAATGGATGATGGAAGTGTTGCCGATGATGGTACACTTCATCCTGAACAAATAAGAATTACAACAGCATCTGGTTCTGGTATTATTTTAGATGGCAGTAACGACTTTATTTACGCAGTGAATAGTGATGGTTCTGGCTGGATAGAAATAGGCGCAAATGGCGAAGTAATGGTCTATGCAAAGGGCTCTATGAGTGTGAGAACTGAAAAAGATTTCAATGTTCGTGCAGCCAAAAATATTAATTTAGAAGCCGCAGAAAATATCAATATACATAGTATTGGAAATACAAAACTCAACTCAGACAATGAATTGCATATAAGAAGTAAAGGCACTCAATTTATTCAAACTGAAGCCCAAATGAATATATCAGTTGGTGTAAACTGTGTCGTGTCTACTGGAGGATTATTGCATTTGAATGGTCCTATTGCGGCAGAATCAGAACTAATTCAAGTAGATTCAAAACCAGACATGCAAAATGCAGAGAATACGGAAGTGAAAGGTACAATAGTTTCTGAGATGCCGACCCACGAACCATTTATTCGTCCACATGCAAAAGATTTGTCTACAAGCGATTACGCAAAAGCATATGCCAGTGAAGATGGCAAGAAAAACATGGGATAAATTATGATATACGATAAAAGAAAAGGCTCATTGTTAAATTATATACAGTTACCACTTAATGTGATAACACCCAATGGTACGTTCTTAGGAACGGGATATGACGTAAATAATAAGCCAACTTATATTCTTTCTCATATTAAGGTAGTAATGAGTGATATTAACACCCTAACTTTTTCTTCAAACAGTAAGGATGCTATTTTGCTTGATAATATACCAACACTCACAATAAAAGATAACATAGTAGGATATAATTATAAGATATCAGACACAGAAATAGATTACAACTACATAACAGTTGCATCTACAAGAATAGACATTTTTTCTAACAAGATATCAAATGGTGCCGCTGATTTTATTTTAGAAAAACAATTAAGAAATATAGGAAATGTTTTAGAAAGATTCGTTAAAGTGCAACTAGCACAACCACAGTATGATGCGTTGATATTTCACTTCTTTAATGAAGGTGTTGATACTATAGAAAACAGTTCTATTATTAAACTTATAAATGATGGAAACTGGTATTCAGTAACAGATGAAATTCAAAGTAATATAAAAAAGAATGGCAAAGTAAATGATAAACTAGCACAAAGAAAGATGAAAACTGCTAAAATGTTTAGTTATGTGCCTGGGTTTTCTTAACGTTTATCTATAACTTTATCTGCAAGACCAAACGCAACAGTTTCTTCAGCAGACATAAAGTTGTCTCGTTCCATCGCTTCAGTCAACTCTTCAAATGTCTTTCCAGCAGTATTGTGTGATACATAAATCCCAGTCAATCTTTCTTTCATCTTAAGAATTTCTTTAACTTGAATTTCCATATCAGTTGCTTGTCCACCTGCACCACCGCTCGGTTGATGAATCATCGTGCGACTATTTGGTAACACATATCTTTTGCCTTCAGCACCTGCTTGAGCAAGTAGTGAACCCATAGAACATGCTTGACCCATCACAGTAGTTGATACTGGAGATGAAATAAACTGCATAGTATCATATATTGCCATGCCAGAAGTCACTGCTCCACCTGGAGAATTGATATAAAAATGTATATCTTTCTCTGAATTCTCTGCTTCTAAGAACAATAACTGGGCACAAATCAAGTCTGCTTGGTAGTCATTCACTTCGCTAGTCAAAAATATTACTCTTTCTTTTAATAAACGAGAGAAAATATCGTAACTACGCTCTCCATTTGCTGATTGGTCAACGACCATTGGTACTAAATTTGGCATAAAATGTTATCCTTGTTGTGATATACTAGTATTTATGTGTCTATAATAACATTATTAAACAAAAATGTCAATACTAAAACTACGAATATTATGTGGAGATAAATACATGTAACATAAACTACAGAGAAAATAAAAGTTATGCCATTATTCACAGGTTTTAGTACCAAAAACAAAAATGCAATAAATCACCTGTTATTCGACAAGGATTTGGTGATTGAAGACCTTATGAATCACATTATGACACGTAAGGGTGAACGAGTAATGTTGCCTACTTATGGGTCAATTATACATGAGATGTTGTTTGAGCCACTAACTGATGAAACTACTGAGTTAATTGAAGAAGATTTAACTGGAATTATAAATGATGACCCGAGATGTAAATTTGTTAGCATTGATATTAAAGACTCGGACCATACAATAACCGCTATTTTGAAACTTGAGATACTACCAACAAATGAACCCGTTGAGTTGAGTATTGATTTAGACAGAGAATAACAGAGAGAATAATATGAGCCAAGAACGTACAGACAGTCTATTTGCAAGTGAGAGTTGGACAACAGTATATACTGCATTCACCAACGTCAGTCTCAAAGCATACGATTTCGACACTATAAGAGAAGCCCTACTAGCATATATAGGACAAACTTATCCTGATAAATTTAACGACTTCATAGCAAGTTCAGAATTCATTGCGATTCTCGATTTAGTTGCATATCTAGGACACAGTTTATCATATCGACTAGATATGAAT